ATGGCAAGCCGTATTCAGGGTATCACGGTAGAAATCGGTGGTGATACAACCAAACTGCAGAATGCACTTAAAGGCGTGAACGGACAGATCAAGTCCACTCAGTCACAGCTTAAGGATGTAAATAAGCTTCTGAAACTGGATCCGGGAAATACGGAGCTTCTGGCACAGAAGCATAAGCTGCTTGCGGAAGCGGTCAGTGAAACAAAAGAGAAACTGGCAACCCTGAAGACAGCAGCAGAACAGGCGAATACTGCACTTGCCAATGGTGAGATCTCACAGGAGCAGTACGATGCCCTTCAGAGGGAAATCGTGGAAACGGAACAGGACTTAAAAAATCTTGAAACACAGGCAAACCAGTCTGCGACAGCCGTACAGAAGATAGCATCATCCGGTGAAAAACTGAAGACAGTTGGGGATAACATTTCCTCTGCCGGACAAAAGCTCCTCCCGGTAACAGCCGGAGTGACTGCATTGGGTACGGCATCCGTAACGACCGCAGCTAATTTTGAATCTTCCATGTCACAGGTACAGGCAACAATGGGAATCACCAAAGATGCCATGTCAACGGTAAATGGTCAATCCGTAAATACAATGGATACCCTTTCAAAGTTGGCAAAGAAGATGGGTGCAGAGACAGCTTTTTCCGCATCTGAGTGTGCGGAGGCATTGAATTACCTCGCCCTTGCCGGATACGATACGCAGCAGATGTGTGATACACTGCCGACCGTTCTTAACTTGGCAGCAGCTGGAGCTATCGCCCTTGCTGATGCTTCCGACATGGTAACGGATGCGATGTCCGCCCTTGGAATGGGTGTGGATGAAGCAGAAACAATGGTAGACCAGATGGCAAAGACGGCATCTACCACGAATACATCGGTTGCACAGCTTGGTGAAGGAATCCTTACCATTGGTGCGACTGCAAAATCCATCAAGGGCGGTACGGCAGAACTGAATACCGCACTTGGCATTCTTGCAAATAATGGTATCAAGGGTGCAGAAGGCGGTACACACCTCCGTAATATTATCCTGTCCTTACAGAATCCTACGGATAAGGCGGCAGCCCAGATGGAAGCCCTCGGACTTTCCGTATATGATTCTGAAGGAAACATGCGGTCGATGAATGACATTCTTGGTGACCTCAATAAGAGCATGGATGGAATGACATCTGCTGAGAAGTCAAATATCATCAGCACCATTTTCAATAAGACAGACCTTTCTTCCGTAAATGCCCTGCTTGCAAATACGGGGGACACATGGGACAGCTTGCAGAAGTCCATCACAGACAGCGGTGGTGCTGCACAGCAGATGGCAGATACACAGCTTGATAACTTACAGGGACGGATCACCATCTTAAAGTCAGCCCTGGAGGGCCTGGCTATTTCATTTGGAGAACTCCTGATGCCGGCCATTAAACAGATAGTCGGATGGGTACAGAAGTTTGTCGACTGGCTGAATGGACTGAGCGAGGGAACAAAAAAGACGGTCGTTACGATTGCACTTCTGGCAGCAGCACTCGGCCCCGTTCTTATCGTGATCGGAAAGGTTATATCCGCAGTCGGCACGATCATGACAATCGTTCCGAAGATTGCCGGAGTCATCAATACGGTAAAAGGAGCATTTGCAGCACTTAATACTACAATGCTTGCAAATCCAATCGTTCTTATCATTGCAGCAATAACAGCTCTTGTGGCTGCCTTTATTTATTTGTGGAATAACTGCGATGGATTCCGTCAGTTCTGGATAGACCTCTGGGAGAATGTAAAACAGGTAGCCATCACGGTATGGAATGCCATAAAAGCATTCTTTTCACAGGTATGGGAAGCAATCAAGACGATATTCTCGACCGTGTTTGAAGTGATAAAAACGCTGGTAACCACTTATTTTAATCTGTATAAAACCATCATTGAGACGGTTTTCAATGTGATAAAGACGGTCATCACGACCATCTGGGAAGCCATCAAGGGTGTTTTTACTACAGTTTTTAATGTGATAAAAACACTGGTGACAACGTACTTCAATATCTATAAGACCATCATCCAGACGGTACTGACGGTCATTCAGACTGTGATAACAACAGTATGGAATACGATAAAAACGGTCATTACAACCGTGCTGAATGCGATAAAAACGATCTTTTCCACGGTATGGAATGCCATCAAGACCATCATCAGTGCCGTGGTAAGCGGAATCAAGGGACTGATCACGGGGAATTTTACTGCGGTCAAGAACTCCATTACCACTATTATGAATACGATAAAGAGCACGATCTCCACCATATGGAATACCATCAGGTCGACCATTTCAACAGTGCTTGGTGCAATCAAGGGTGCGGTCACATCCGTATTCAACGGAATCGTAAATGCGGTGAAAGGTGCGATGGGAAATGTACTGAATGCAGTAAAGACAGGTTTTTCCAATGTAAAAAATCACATCACGGGGCTTGCTTCACAGGCATTTACCTGGGGTAAGGATCTTATCATGGGAATCGTAAACGGAATCAGAAGCTGCATCGGTGCAGTCGGTGATGCCGTAAGTTCCGTGGCAAATAAGATCAGGTCGTTCCTTCATTTCTCCGTACCGGATGAAGGACCACTTACGGATTATGAATCATGGATGCCGGACTTTATGGGAGGACTTGCAAAGGGGATCGAAAAGAGCAAAGGACTGGTGGCAAAGGCAATCGAAGGGGTATCGCAGGATATGATGATCAGTCCGAATGTAAGCGGAATGGAGTCAGCTGCGGGAGTACAGACTTCCGGACAGCCGGACAGCGGAATTTCCAGTATGCTGTCAGCCATCACGTCTGCAGTTAAAGACATGAAGGATGATCCCGGGGATATCGTGATCCCTGTATACCTTGGAGGGACAATGCTCGATGAGGTGATCGTAACGGCACAGCAGAGGGCAAATCTTAGAAGCGGGGGAAGATAAACATGGCATTTATACAGTATTTAAAATTTGATGAACAGGATCTTCCCCTGCCGGATTCCTATGACCTTGACATTTCTGACGTAGAGGCGGATTCATCCGGGGAGACGGAAGCAGGAACGAAACAGAGGGATGTGGTAAGGACAGGAGTTATCTCCATTGCGGTTTCTTTTTCTGTATCACCCAGGTGGTTAAAGATACTGACGGCATACAGTAAGAAACCTAAAATTGCCGTGAAGTATTTTGATACGGAAGAACTGGAACTGAAAAACACGGAAATGTATATTACAGGATTTAAGGCAAAGCTGGAAAAGGACACCAGTTACAAAGGATTGTGGACGGTGTCCTTTACATTAAATGAGTATTAGAGGAGTGGTTATATGTACCCGGTTTCAAAAGAATATCAGAAAGCCATTAGTGAGTCGTCACGTTCATTCTTTTGGACGGGGGCGATCACGACTAAAGCGGGCAAAAAATATACATTTGGAAATAAAGACATTGTGAAAGGCTCCGGTTATATCAGCAGACAGTGTTCCGGTTCATCAGAGATCGAACTCGGATCCGTGTATGCAGCAGAACTTGGAATATCCCTCTTTTCAGATATTGACAGATACAGTCTGGAAGATGCGTCTATAACGCTCTCATTCCATCTGAAGGCAGGGAATGAAACATATGAGGAAGTCCCGATGGGGATATTTTATATTGCCGAAGCGAACAGAAAGATAAAGACCCTGGAGCTAAAGGCATATGATGCAATGCTGAATCTGGATAAGAATTTCGATAAGGGTCTGTCCAGTGCATTCCCTTATGATTTTTTATCCTTACTTTCCAAAGCGTGTCATGTAGAACTGGCACAGACAAAAGAAGAGATAGAAGCACTTACAAATGGAACAGAACTGCTTGGTATCTACCAAGAGAATGATATCGAGACATGGAGGGATTTCCTATATTATCTGGCACAGGCACTCGGATGTTTTTCCACGATAGACCGTGAAGGAAAGTTAAGGCTCATTCCATACGGAATTACCGATAACAAGACGATGGACAGCAGACACAGGTTTTCGAGCACACTTTCAGATTTTGTGACAAGGTATACGGCTGTCAGTTCCACAAACAAAAAGACGGATATTGCAGAGTATTATTCGGTAAAGCCGGATGACGGACTGACAATGAATCTGGGGGTGAACCCGTTACTGCAGTTTGGTCTGGAGGAGAAGCGCAAGCGGATCATAAATAATATTTTGTCAGCGGTCACAGTGGTAAATTATGTGCCGTTTGATTCGGATACCATCGGTGACCCGGCTCTTGACCTTGGTGATGTCATCAAGTTTACGGGCGGTCATGCTGATGAAACAAAAAGGTCTGCCATCACATTCATTGAGACAAGGATCAATGGAAAGCAGAAAATAAGGTGTGTTGGAAAGAATCCGAGACTTGCGGGAGCAAAGAGCAAGAATGATAAGAATATTGCTGGTCTTCAGAGTTCCATGAATGAGAATAAACTCAGCATATACACTTATGTGAATGCCCTGAAGATAAATGCGGGAGCTGAGAAAACTTCCATCATCAATATAGAGTTTGCATCCGGGGATGAGACGAATGCAGAATTTCATGCAGAAGTCATACTGGATGTAAGATCCAATGCAGTAAGCAGAAGGGCGGATGCAGAAACAACAATAGAGATTGGGAAAGAAAGCAAAGTCATTTCAATCCCTGTCAACTGGACGGATGATGGAAAGACCATTCTGAAAGCCTATTATGTCCTTGATGGGAAGGAAGTGGAGCAGTTCCATCCATCAGAGACATGGTTCAGCGGAAAGCATCTGCTGAACCTGTATTATCCAATCATAGAAATGAAGGCAAACGAACTTCACACCTTTGAAGTAATGATAGAACTTATGGACGGAACAGCAACGATTGAACCGCAGAATGCAATGGCAACCATATCCGGTCAGGGGCTAGGTGCACAGGAAAGATGGGATGGAAGGATCACGGTCGATGAGGAAATCAGACTGGTTGAACTTTCCGGACTTCCTACAAATAGGATCCATGACAAGGCTGTGGCTGCATTTATCACACCGAAGAAGACGGGTATTACACAGCCTGTTGATTCTATCAGACTGACGGGTCTCATGGTGCCGGAGTTTTATGATAACATTTCCTTCTTCGTACCGATCGTCAGGGATGTGGTCGAAACAGCAGATAAAGATAAGATGGAATACCAGAGAGCCTATGTGGAGGACGATAAGCAGTTCCTGCTCCGGAAGGAATACTTCCTGTCCGGTGGAGATCCTATCGTTATGGACAGGGGAAGGGCAGTAAGTCTTACGGTCAATACAGAACCTTTTCAGGAACTGACGGAGATAAAAATACTGCCGTTTGAAACAGCACCGTTTGTAAATAAGCATAAGGTCAAAGCAGATGGGATTGGAACAAATCGTTACACAAAGCTCGAAGCAGGGCATCTGGTCCTTGTGACGGATTATAAAGAAAAACTGACAGGTACTGTGGAAGAACTGGATAAGGGAACGGTGGCGGTCTTTGACCCGGGCTTTGATAAGTTCGATGAAATAGAGATACTGGAGGTGCATAATGGCTGATTATGTTATGTTGGAAGATATATTTGAAACAACAGAAAATATGACGGTTCTTAGAGATAACCGTTTAAATGATGATGGTACAGATACGGTAACAGGTGTGGACTGGTTCAGGTTCCGGGAAACAACGGCTGCCAGTTTTTATGTCAGCGGTAATTCGTGGATAGGAATCGGCCAGAATTCCGAGCAGCTTAAGATAAGCCGGAGGGATGCCGATCTGTATACGCTGAAAAGGGAAGAGGGTACTCTGTTTGAACACTATAAATTCCTGCGTATCAGATGGGAAGGCTATAGTGCCCACGGAAATAATAACGCATCGACCAGACTTATATGGGATGCACTGTTTTTTGATACTGGGGACATTGTCCTTTATTTTGTTGAAGTCCCGGCTTCTTCCTCAAGCATTGGAGAGTGCAGTCTTTACACAAAATCAAAAAATATACCGTTCCAGGTCGCAAAAGGAAAAACGGTAACCTTCCTTCATCAGGACGATGCGGGAAATGAGTATGAACTGTCGGATGATCCCCCGGTCTTTTTGGATCCGTATAACCGAAGGTATCTGTTTAAGGACGGAGGAGGAATACTTTATACCATCACAGATGATGTACTTACACCTCTTGAGAAAACGGAACTGACGGCAGAATTGTTTGAGACGTATGGTATTCCAGATCTGCCGGATGGAAATGTACTTCTTGGGCTGAAAAATCCGTCCGTACTTTATTGGCATGATTCCCATAACCGATTCCCGGATATGAAGATCAGTTATAAGGGCGTGCCGAAACCACAGGTCATTTATTCCGAAGATATTGATATGTCGGATGCAAGCATTCTGGGAATAGAAAAGGTGACCTGTGACTGTGATGAGAAATGCCTGTTTGCCGTATCATTTGACAGGGGGGAAACGTGGCTTGGTTATGTAAATAATAAATGGGTGAAATTTACGGAGGAATCATCCGGAATGTCCAAGGCAGCCATTGAAGCAGTCAGTTCTGATGCGTGGGCAGAAAAAGCAACAACTGGAATGATAAAGTACAGATTTGTCTTAAGCGGGACTGACGGTTTTATCACAAATGTGATAACAGACTTTTTGAATACGGAGGAATAGCAATGTTAAAAGGAAAAAGTGTAATAGAACTTACGGATGTGCATACAGGTAAAAAAGAAGTGCATGAGGATACCAACCTAGTCACGGATGCAGTCAATGCCATCCTTAATTCCAATATTTTAGGCATGCTTTATGATAACACATCATTTGACGGGCAGAGCGGTGAAAAATGGATGCTGCCGATCGTGAATAAACTTACGGGTGGTATTCTGCTTTATCAGGAGCCTTTGGAAGAAAGGGTCGATAATCTGTATGCCCCATTTTCAAATCCCCTTATCGGTTACGCATCCAGTGACGCAAATAATACAACGGATGTAAGAAGGGGCAGCAGGAACTTAACGGAGAGCAAGAGAATCGATGGAGGATATAAGTTCGTCTGGGATTTTGCTACTTCACAGGCAAACGGAACGATATCAGCAATAGCGCTCACGAACAGGATAGCTGGGATAGGACAGGAGAATGGAAATAATTATCTGGTACGGCTGGGGACATTTTCCTCACAGAACAATTCATATAGTGAAGAAAGCTACAGGCAGAATAAAAGGACTTACATCAAAGACGGATACAGGCTTGAGATGATTACAAGAAATAATTCAAAGACTGCTCTGCTTAAGAAGGTGCCGGAGGAATATCTTCATGCAGGACTTGTAGAGAATCTCATTTCACAGAAAGCTTTTGATGCTTCGGAGACTACTGAGATTGATTTAGGCCACTATCCGTACTGGATCCATAGAACCGGATCACCGTCAAAAGGAGAGTATGACTGTCCGTACGAGGATAATGCAAATATCAGAAGTCATATTTTTCATGGTGCAGATGGTTGTTGGTATGGAATTGCAAGAAAGACAAATCAAAAGTACTCATATACTTCTAGTAATTCTGAGCGGTTCGACCATGTCAGTTACGAATTCTATATGGATAAGGTTGAGAATGGCAGGTGTACATCGCAGAAAATTTCAGTGCCAAGTGGGGTGAGTGATTTTTACAGTATCGGCATGAGCGGGAAGTGGCTGATGTGTGTATCAAGTGATAACAGCAAGCTGTACCGTCTGGATACCACAAATGTTGCCAATCTCGAAAGGGTCACGGATTATACCTACAACAGCAGTAATGAATCCAGCTATATCGTGGATGATGATATCGTGATCAACGGATGGTATTTTGAAGATGGGCATCCGGCACAAAAAATTGGCAGTATCGGTTACCAGAGCAGCTGTGCGTGGGGAATACACCAGATGGCAAGGTATAAGACCTACATGCTCAGGGAGTGGGTATACAGTTCAAGCAGATATTATAATTATAAAGAGTTGTTTTTATACACACCGTATCTTGCAACCATCAATAATCTGGCATCACCCGTTATCAAGACCGCAGATAAGACGATGAAGATCACCTATACTCTGACGGAAACAAAAGAATAACAATTTCGGAATAAGGCAGCTTCCCATTACGGGCGGCTGCTTTTTTCATACAAAAATTTAGAAGGAGGACAAGACAATGAAGGAATTTTGGAATGCAGTACAGTTTATGTTTGCAGCAGTAGGCGGATGGCTCGGTTATTTTTTAGGAGGCTGTGACGGTCTGCTCTATGCCCTAATCGCATTTGCGGTCATTGACTACATTACGGGTGTCATGTGTGCAGTAAATGACCGGAAGCTGTCAAGTGCAGTCGGTTTTAGGGGAATCTGCCGTAAGGTACTGATCTTTTTACTGGTGGGTATTGCAAACATCCTGGATATCCACGTGGTTGGGACAGGCAGCGTGCTGAGAACCGCAGTGATCTTCTTTTACATTTCAAACGAGGGTGTGAGCCTACTGGAGAATGCATCCCATCTGGGACTTCCGGTGCCGAAGAAGATCAAAGAGGTTTTGGAACAGTTACATGACCGTTCGGAAAGTGAGGGAGAAGATGACGAAGAATGAATTTATTTCCAGTGTTGCAGGGTATGTGCAGAAGTATGCAGCAGCATACGGCATTCTGGTACATTCCCCTGTGATCGCCCAGGCAGTCCTGGAGTCCGGCTGGGGTGGGAGCAGGCTCTCATCCCAGTACCATAATTATTTCGGATTAAAGTGTGGCAGCAGATGGACTGGAAAGTCCGTGAACATGAAAACACAGGAAGAGTATACACTGGGAGCGCTTACAACAATCAGTGACAATTTCCGTGTATACGATTCGATGGAAGAGGGAATCAAAGGTTATTTCGAGTTTATCCAGCTGCCCCGTTACCGGAACCTGAACGGGATCACGGATCCTGAGAAGTACCTTGAGACTATCCGTGCTGACGGCTATGCAACATCGTCTTCCTACGTGGAGAACTGCATGAAACTTATCCGCCAGTACGGTCTGACAAAATATGATGAAGGAGAAAAGAAAACGATGGGAAAGACAGCAGAGAGCGTATTAAACGTGATGAGGGGATGGCTCGGATTTAATGAATCCAACGGAAGATTCAAAGAGATCATTGACCTGTATAACAGTGTAAAACCACTGCCGAGAGGATATGCCGTGAAGTACAGTGATGAGTGGTGTGACACCTGTGTATCTGCCGCAGCAGTTAAGGCAGGGTGTGAAGAACTTATCGGCAGGGAGTGCGGTGTGGAAAAGCACATTGAGATCTTTAAGAAGAAAGGAATCTGGATCGAGGACGGCACGATCACACCAAAGCCTGGGTATGTGATCGCATATAACTGGGACAGATCCACACAGCCGAATGACGGAAATGCAGACCATATCGGATACGTTGAATTCGTGTCCGGCAGTAATATCACAGTCATTGAAGGAAATAAGGGAGAAGCAGTGGCAAGGCGTGTGATCCCTGTCGGATGGGGATATATCCGGGGATATGCCGCTCCAAAGTACGATGCAGCGACAGTAACACCCGTACCGTCCACAGCTGAGAAGAGTGTGGAAGAGGTGGCAAAAGAAGTCCTGGCAGGAAAATGGGGCAATGGAGAAGAACGCAAGAACCGTCTGAAAGCTGCCGGATATGACTATGCTGCCGTACAGGCAAAAGTCAACCAGCTTGCAAAAGGTACATCCAATCAGAAATCAATTGATGCGGTTGCCCATGAAGTCATCCAGGGCAAGTGGGGAAATGGTGCTGATAGAAAGAAGAGGATCACTTCTGCCGGATATGATTATTCCGCAGTACAGAAAAGGGTAAATGAACTCCTGAAATAAGGATATGGCTGATGGTCAGTAATGGCTGTCAGCCGTATTTTTTTCAGTTTATGCCAAGGAAAGAAAGGTGAAAGGTATCCGAGAAAACACTTGCTATTATTGGCTTTCAGAGTGATATATAGACTACCAAAACGGAAGGAGGTAAGGCTTGTGAAAATTCAGATCAGGGAAGGCAGCAGGGAACAGAAAAGAAAATTGAAAGTCTGTGCATACTGCCGTGTATCAACAGATGCAGATGAACAGGAAAATTCACTGGAAAATCAGGTAAGGCATTATGAGACGGTCATAAAAGCAAATCCAGATTATGAATATGCCGGAGTTTACAGTGACTTTGCCATATCGGGATTTAAAGAAAAGAGACCTGGTCTACAGAAGATGCTTGCTGATGCAGAAAAAGGTAAGATAGACCTTATACTAACAAAATCTGTATCACGGTTCGCAAGAAACACCTCAATCGTTCTGGAAGCTACACGAAAGCTGAAAGAACTGAATGTAGGTGTTTTTTTTGAACTTCAGAATATCAATACGCTGTCAGGGGAAGGCGAGCTGATGCTTACGATCCTTGCAGCATTCGCACAGGCAGAAAGCGAGAGCGGAAGCGCTGGTGCAAAGATGGTGTACCAGAGAAAGTACGAGGCGGGGATTCCCGTACAGTACCTTGAGCGGTCTTTCGGCTATACGAAAGATGAGAGGGGCATATTTGTTGCTGACGAAGATGAAGCCGTATGGGTAAGGAAAATCTATGAGATGGCAGCAGACGGATATACTCCCGCAGCAATCAAACGGTACCTGAATGAAAACGGGGTAAAGACCGTGGGCGGTGCAGAATGGATTGACAGCACGGTGTTCCGTCTCATTGAAAATGAAATCTACAAAGGCGATTACATCATGCACAAGCATTTTGTGAATGAAGAGAGAAAGCTGGTCAGGAACAGGGGAGAAGTGGATGCGTGGTACATCGAGGATGACCATGAAGCCATTGTTTCCCCTGAACTCTGGCAGAGGGCACAGGACGCATTGGAAGCAAAAAGGGATTATCTTGCGGAAGGTTCGGTAATTGAGGAATTCACGGAAGAAAATTATCCATACATGAACAAGATCTACTGTTCCAAATGCGGATATCCGCTTTATAAACGGATCTACAGTAAAGGCAACAGGCTCAACTGGGGATGCAGCGGGATGAAACGGTATGGGAAGTCCTTCTGCGACGGAATCAATATCCCGGACGGTGTGCTTCGGAGTGCATGGCATTTTGAAGAAAACACCTACATTGACGAAAAGGCATCGGATAAGGGCGTGAAGGAATTTTCCTACTTAAAAGAACGCTCATGGAAAAGACGGCATAAAAAGAAGCAGCCACCGTCAATCCCGGAAAATACGGAAGCAGAGTATCCGTACATGGAGAAGATCTACTGTGCATTGTGCGGAAGCAGACTAGTAAGGCATGTGGATACCAAAAGCCATAAGGTCACATGGGTATGCAACGGAAGAAAGCGTAAAGGGAAAGACTTCTGCGATGGGACAAGGGTTCCCGACACCATCCTGAAGGGATGGGGAGAAATCAAAAAAGATATTTATATTCAGAGAAAGGATGATAAGAATGGCAAGAAGCGTTACAGTTATACCAGCAAGAAACCGTCAGGCATCGGGGCATAGGGCTGCACCGCAGAAGAAGATAAGGGTTGCAGCCTACTGCCGTGTATCAACGGATCAGGAAGACCAGCTCCACAGTTTTGAAGCTCAGGTCGATTATTATACGAAGTACATCAATGACCATGAAAATTATGAAATGGCCGGCATCTATGCGGATGAGGGTATTTCGGGAACCAATACGAAGAAGAGGGAGCAGTTCAAACGCATGATTGCGGACTGCGAGAAGGGGAAAATTGACCTTGTCATAACAAAATCCATCAGCCGTTTTGCCAGAAATACGCAGGACTGCCTGATGTATTCCAGAAAGCTGAAGAACCTCGGAATCGGCATTATTTTCGAGAAGGAAAACATCAATACACTGGATTCCACGGGCGAGCTTTTGTTTACCATCTTAAGCTCCCTTGCACAGGATGAATCAAGAAACATTTCAGAAAACTGCAAATGGGGCATCCGCACAAAATTCAAGAACGGTGAGATGCACCTCAATACATTCAAATTCTTGGGGTATGACAAGGATGAGAATGGAAAGCTCATCATTAACAGGGAACAGGCAAAAACGGTAAGACGCATCTACAGGGATTTCCTCTGGGGGCTGAATCCTGCACAGATTGCGAAAGAACTGGAAGAGGAACAGGTATCGGGATGCCTCGGACAGACCAAGTGGTATGCAAGCACGGTGGTCGGAATCCTGAAACAGGAAAAGCACATGGGCGATGCGCTACTGCAGAAAACCTATACGGCTGATTTCCTCACCAAGCGTCAGGTAAAGAATAACGGGGAAGTGGCACAGGTTTATGTCAAGGACAACCATAAGGGAATCGTTGATAAGGAAACATGGAATGCGGTTCAGGAAGAATTTGACCGTAGGGAGAAATTTATGCAGAAACACGGGACGGACCGTTACAGTTACGGTTCGGAATGCAATCCATTCTGTGAGAAGATTTTCTGCGGGGAATGCGGAAGCCTTTTTACAAGACATTCTTGGAAATCAAGGGGAATCATACAATGGCAGTGTAAGAACCACCGTAAGGATGGAAAGGTGGCATGCACCAACGCTTATGTAGACAATGCCAATCTGGAAAAGGGATTTGTAAAGGCATTCAACCGACTGGTCAATGAACGGGAAAAGAACATGGAAAGATGGAATGCAATGAAAGCAGAAGGGACTCCGCTTGAGAAGATAAGGACGGTGCAGATGATGGAAGCAACGGAAAGCGGACAGCTCCAGAAGTATGTTCCTGAAGCCGCACAGCTTGTCTTGGAAGAGATAACAATATTCGGGGCAAAGAAATATGAATTTGCATTTCTGGAAGGCAGCAGGGTAAAGGTTTCCGTATGATCATTCGGAAACCTCGTCATCATTCAGACCGAATAAGTCAAGCTGGCTGCTCTGGGGCATATCATCATCATTTTCTTCTTCTGACTCTGGCTCATCCGTTTTCTTCTGTGGCAGCTTATGTGTGTAGAGCTTATCCCACGGAAGCGGATTACGGCATTTCTTGTTATAGCCGATAAGGAGTGCCTCTGCAAATCCAAGAGAGCCGGAACGTCTGTCTTTGGCAGTACGGGACAGTTCCTTAATGGATATTCTTCCAAGTTTTTCCTTAAACACATCATCCTTGACGGCATTCCCGTAGGCATTCAGGAAGCGTGCCAGTCCGTTCATCATATTTGCACTGAAGGACTGGGCAGCTCCTTCCCATGTTGCAACGATCAGGCGGATTACATGATCGAGCATGTGGTAGCCGTATTTGTCATGGATGGTTTCAAGCGTGGCAACGGCACAGATACCGCCCGGAACAGAAGACGGGGTGATGGAAAGGTCGTAGGATTCCACCAGATCACGGATGATAAGCTGCTTATCATTACCGGCCTCAATGTTTGCCATGAATATTTCATAGGGCAGCAGGGGCTTTACATATTTCATCTGGTTTGCAAAAATATCGGCTTCATGCTCATATACGAGGTCATCATAAACCATACACCATACGGGAGTTTCCCTTGAGCCGGAGACGAGTGCCACGATTTCAATGGTATGCTGTCCGTTGAATACATAGTTGATACCGTTACGGCGGCTGACCTTTACAGGATTTATCTGGTACAGGTCAAAGTTCGCAGCAGCACGCTGGACATGATGCTGTGAGAGGTTACGCTGGTATTCCTGATTGGATACAAGATTTTTAATGGGAATCTGCTCAAAGTGTACTTTGGGAACATACTGCATGAGGTCTGTCTGTTCCGTTATTATAGGGTCATCTGTCATTTGAGTCCTCCTCCAACTGCCTAAGCAGTCTGTTTATTTTTCTTGTAAGGTTCACAAGCTGCGTTTTTACTTCCTGCCGGGCTGATGCAGAGGTAGAAGGAAAATCCGTAAGCTCCATTGTCCTTGATATGGTCTTTGACCATGACGGGATGGTAAATTTAAGGCTTGTCAGTTCTGCATCCGGGTCGGTAACAGGCATCTGTTTGATTCCGGCTTCGGCATTTTCCCTTTCCCGTCGGCGTCTGCGGTAATCAGGCTTCCCTGTCGGCAGTCTCTGCCATCTCAGTTCATGCCGTAACTGGGAGTAGCCGATACGGTCGATAGAACCGCTTTCGAGCAGTCTTTTGAGTCCATTGATATCTTCGATGGGTAGCCTCGACAGTTCGATGACATTTTCATGAGACACACGGAGATTCCCGTTTAATATCCTGTTGGTTATTTCAGGTCCTTTGGCACGGATCTCATCAAGTGCCCTTGCATACACATCATATTTTGTGACGGTGGAAAAACCGAAGTTGTATTCCTTTCCGATAATAGTGGCAATCTCGGTTTTCTGTACATATTTCTGTGATATCTGTCCGTCAGCATTGGGCTGCTTTTCAGGATGCTCCTTTAAAAAAGCAGCACTGGCAGCATTCATATCCGCACGGAAGAGTCTGCCGATAAGGTACTTTTTATATTCACTTGTAAGGTCGGTGCGTTTGAGCTGCTCCGCACACAGATAGGCCTCTGCTTCATCACGGCTCTGGAAGATAAGCCTTCGGATATTGAAGCGGATATCCCATTTCTTACAGATGAAATAGCGGAGATGCCCGTCTATGAGGGTGTTTCCCCAGACACATACGGCATCACGACAGCCGTGGTCAAAGATATCTTCTTCAAGTTCCTCCATATATTTTTCATCTCTTGGCTGGATAAGTTCTAAAAAGCCATTGTCGGTTTCAAATTCTGGTGTCTGACTGTCACTCATACTATTTCCTCCGTTCTGGCGGAGTCATCCACGAGGACGCATTCCTGCATGGAGAAACTTGCCAGTCCTTCCTTCTGATTTATTGCACCATAGATGCGGTATGACCTGTTGTTGGAAAGCTCCGAGTTGGTCTGCCTTAATGTCTGGAGCAGTTCACGGCTGTATAACTCATAACTGTTTCTAATGTCGGAATAACATGCCCTGACATGGTGTGCAAGATAATCCTGACGGACGCTTTTTCTTACGGCAATCATATGGGTGCATGGATTTACCAGAAGTTGGATGTATTCCGGGTCACCGAGCATATGAAGGGTAAGTTTATGTATTCGGATACGGTTTTTCTTTAAGTCAATGCATAGGATTGGCTGGGAAGAGGGCTGATTGTTCATAGTGTGTTTCCTCCTTTGGCGGTTCTGCTGTGTTTTCATTTTCTTCTGACGGCTGCGTATTCTCGGAAATTCCAAAGACTGCATAGCCGTCAAACATGTTGACCTGTAAATTGCTCTGGTGTTCTTCAACAGGGACACCGAACTGGTTCTGCCATTCCGCAGGATATGTCGGGGTGCGGGATATTTTTGTTTTGCCATCCGCTTTTTCTGCACGGACGTATATTTCAGGAGTGGTAAGGTCGAAGACAAATAAAAGCTCATTATCAGACCTTATCAGCTTGCCGAGCAGTTTATAACGGTAGCTTGGATTCCATTCCATGAGGCTTATGACCTTGGCAAAGAAGATACGGCATGTAATCTGTCTTGGGGAACGCTTCTTGGTTGCAGAGCACCAGCGGAAAGAGTCCTTCTCATCTTCCTGACAGGGGCGGACAGCGAGTTTCTTTTCATCCGGGTTTACAAGGATCTGCACAAAATCTGTCTGGGGCAGTTTTTTGATACATGCAGTATTCACGGATACTTTGTTTGCATTAAAGGTAAAGGACGGTTCATAAGTGTGGGCGAAGAATTCTCCACGCACTACTTGATATCCTTCGTAACTGAAGGCATCGTCCTCGATGATCTGCAGATTCCTCGAAGAGGACTGCGTTATGGTTTCATTGTTTGGCTGTTCATTCATTACGGTTCTCCTTCATGTCAGACATAAGCTGTTCTATGTTTTTTTCTACTTCGTCAGGACTGGTTACCTGTATGTCTGAATCTTTGTATGCAACGGCTTCACTGGAAAGCGTGTTCTGGTCATTAAATCCGGCAAGCTCCTGTGCCTGTGCGTGGCAGTAGTAGTTGCTCCCGAAAGTGTCCGCCCAGTCAGGCGGATAAGCACGGACATTCTTTTTCAGGTTGTCAGTGAATGGCTTTACGTCCGGCTGTTCATCGGATATCTGCTGTTCATCGATCACATCACTTGGGATGAAGATCTCGGTCTCTTCCAGATTGAAAAGAAGGACAGCATCTGTTCCATTTCCACGTCTGATTCCCGTTATACGGTAACGGCAGTCCGAGTTCCAACCGAGAAGGGAATAGATGGTCGGCATAAAGGCAGTACCGCTGATTGCCCTTGGGATAGAAAGTTCTCCACGTTTCTTTGCCCACTGCATGGCATTTCTGTGAGCCTGCGGGGCAGTCCTTACCGCAAAGAGACGCTTGTTTGGGTGTATCAGAAGCTCCACCAGTGTACTGCTTAATTTTCTTACTGCTGCGGTTGAGAATTTGATATCATTCAGACTGAATGTCACGGTAATACGGTCAGTGCCGTCAAAGAACTGTGAACGTGCAATTTCATATCCGCGCAGGTCAAAATCCCCGGACTGCACCTCAACGGGGGATGCGGACGGAGGAAGCTGCTCCATTTGGTCATATACACTTAAGGAAGCACTGATATAATCATTTTCCTTAAAGCCGGCCCAGCGTGGATTGATGGATACAAATCCTTTTAATATTCCCTCAGATAAGACCTTCAGTTCCGGCAGTATCCCTTTGTTTCCATACTTGGCGTTGCTGATGAGCCGTTGGACAGCAATGAAATCATCGCGGGAGACGATTGCTTCATGATGATTGCGTTTTCTGTACTGCGGACGGTTCTGCATGTTCTTTTTTGATTTGTGGTTCAGATAATTCGGAGTATAGGTCTTTCGTGCAAGTACATCACCACAGTGCCTCTCGTTCTGCAGTATCTGAAGGATTGAACCGGGAGACCAGACGGTATTTCCTTTCTTTGTTTCACAGCCAAGTTCCGTCAGGGTATCAGCAATTTCTTGACAGGTGCAGCCGTTTAAGTACATCATGAATATCAGACGCACGATTTTTGCTTCCCCTTCATTGATCACCAAATTCCCGTCCTCGTCATGGTCATAGCCGAGAAGGGTTGGTGTGAGGAAAATTCCCCTTCGGAAACGCATCTCAATGGAAGCATTCATGATCTCGCTTTTGGTATGGCTTTCTTCCTGTGCAAGGGTAGCCATGAAAGAGAGTACCATTTCGCTTTTCGGGTCAAAGGTATTCAGTCTTTCCGTCTCAAAAAAGACACCGACAGGATGCGGAAGGGCTAGAAGTTCACGGACATATCCTATGCAGTCCACGACATTTCTGGCAAAACGGGATACGCTCTTGGTAACAATGAGGTCGATTTCCCCTTTCTTGCAGTCCTCGATCATCAATTTAAACTGGTCACGATGCTGTAAGGAAGTGCCGGAGATGCCTTCATCCGCATAGATCTGTACGAGCTTCCAGTTCGGACTTTTGCTGATGACATCGTGGTAATGGTTTTTCTGTAACTCATAAGAAGATGTCTGTCTTGGATCATCCGTGGATACCCTTGCATAAACGGCTACCCTCTGTTCATTTTCAACTGCAAATATATCTTCCTGCGGAAGTGCCGGAATTACGTCAAGTTCATCAATGCTGACGCCTTTATACCGCTTCCTGATCTTATTTTTCTGGTCCGCAATGGAACCAGCCTTCTGTTCGTTATCTCTCATGTCTTACCACCTTTTTCTTATGATGTGGTTTATTATAAAATTTTCATACGAAAATAAAATAGACCATACGGACAGGCATATCCGAATAGTCTATTCCAAAGAAAAATTTTATGTGTGAAAATAGTGTGCCGCAGCATCTAGGCTTCGTCAGCCGAGATATGCCATCCGTTTTTATGCATGCTGTCGATGCTTGCTTTTACCATTTCGTAAATGAAGCGTTTCTCGTTTTCCGTACACTCAGCCATCAGCAGATCAAGGTCGGTCTGATAGGCTGTCGGATTGTGGAGCTGGACTCCTGCGAGCAGTTCATCGACAGTTATTCCAAGGGCATTTACAATTCGGATGATGGATTCAAGGCTTGCCTTGCGTTTTGCATTCTCAATATGGCTTATGTAGGATATGGAGAGTTCCGTTTCCTCTGCAAGACGTGCCTGTGAAAAATTGTTCTGTTCCCTGACTTCCTTAATGCGGTATCCAATCTGCTTATGATTTACAGACGAAAGTGATTCATTCATAATGTTACCTCCTGTTTCTTTTTCTTACGCAAATAAATTATCTATCAGTGAGTGGTAAAAAGTTATGTAATTTAATCAAGCGTAGTGGAGTAGTTGACAGGCGACCGTATGTCAATGTGTGTAGACATTTGTCGAACGATTTTTATTGATGGGCAGTGTAAAAGATGCTATGCTGATGGTGGAACTGGACAACATGGAAGTGAAAGAAACAAGGAAAAACAAGATATTATAAGAAAAACATATTGAACTGCGGTGTGCTGCTGTTCATATTTTTTTATCCATATAGTAAAGTACGATGGAGTAAATTACTAAAGAGATATGGCTCTAATATTTATTCTGGTTTGCGGTTAAAATAAATGTATCGCAGAGCAGAAGAGAGGTGTAATTTACTTGCGTACAGAGGACTATATCCCGAAAAGGGTAAAAGAATTATGCAGCAAGCATAAGGTTTCCAAGTACAGACTCGCACAGCTCACTGATATGTCACAGACAGCTTTAGGGAATATAATCAAGAAAGAGAGCATTCCAACGATACCGACTTTGGAAAGAATCTGTGATGCATTCGGAATTTCACTAGCACAGTTTTTTGCCGGGGACGGCATGAGACCAGATCTGACAGATGAGCAGGAAGAGATATTGGAAACATGGGATAACCTAAATGCTGATGAGCGGAGAATTTTAATGAACTTCGTGAGATCATTGAAGAAATAAGGGGAAGCAGTTCAATTGTATCTGATTGATTGTTTCCCCTTTTTCTATGCACTTTCCACGGCAGAAGAAAGCAGTGAGGATACATAATGAGTGTAAGAGATGAGGAGTTCAAAACAAAAATCTATGATCTGATGAACGGAAGCTACAATCTTGAGGAGTACCCGGTTGTGGAAAGCAGTGTCGTAAAAGATGAGTTTGCAGAAGGGGAATACTGTGAAAAGTTATATTCACAGATGCTTGAAGCGTATGAGCGGGTATGCAGAAGACTTGGAAAGCCGGACACGGAAGACAAGGATGTGGAGATCATCATATCAAATCTCATGAGTATAGGCAGATATCAGAGCATGAAGATGTTCGATTACGGGGTGCTTTTTACAGAAAGAGAAAATGAACAGTAA